CGAAGACCACCCACCAGTCGGTGTACCAGTCAACGGTTCTGGATCACTGGCAATAACTGAAAGCGTTCTGTCAAGCTCAATAGGTGGGTTGCTTGTCCCAAACATCTTTGGGTTCAAAGATGCCCCAGATGGATTTTGCTCCCACTTGTAAATGGAGAATCCATTTTGACAGTAACTCATAAACGATGAGTGAATACTCGTAGATGCGTCGTACCCACCAACCGATTCATTTTGAAACCTGAATCTAAATGATGCGTTGCCGTCAAATCCATCAACAACTGTTATGGCGCCGTAAGCATAGAGGACAGACCCGTCCAGACCGTAACCAGTAATATATAGAGGCGTTCTGTCTTGAGACCAAGTGTGTAACTTTGATCTTTTAGACTGACTATACAGACCAACGACATCAATAGTATATACCTTAGACGTTATGACTTCTCTGTTATTCTCAAGCAAAGAAGTGTTCGCCTCGATAGATACCACTTGACGAGAAGCGTCCTGAGCGCCTTCTTGGAAAATACTAAACGTCTCTATGTCCGCTGTAGAAGGGTCACCCCCATCCGTTATAGCAGACGTATCAACAAGAGCCAGTTTAATTAACTGTGTAGGCATAGTACGCCTCTCTTTTTAAGGGTTATCGTTTAGGCGCCCGCCACTAAAAGTGCTGCTGTACCGTCTACGTCGGATGCTTGTGCACTCAGTACGATCTCAAGGCGACCATTTGAAAAGTCATTGTGCGCCATGATGTATGTCGGCTCAGTAGTAATGTCGTGACTTCCTGACTTTCCGTTTAGTCTAAGTTTTGCCTCACTTGGCAGTGTTCCGTTTGTAGAGACAAATGAACTTGCAAGAATACTTGCACCTGCGTTTGTGGCTCCAAAATTCGTGTTAATCGTTCGAACAACGATTCGACCCGTGTAGGACTCGTAGACTTCTCGATTGTCTTCCACGTTAACAGTTTCAGGTGTAAGCGTTTGCTCGAGACCCTCTACCGTAATGCCGTAGATAACACCCTCGCTGCTATCACCGCTGTTTGGGTCAAGAATCTCAGCCGATTCAAAAATTAGTCGTGCCATAGTTATTGTAGTTTAATGATTGATTGAAAGGTTACAGTGGTTGATAAATATCCGTCTTGCTCGTCCGTGGCTCCAATGCCTGTCAACGTGAGCGTCCAAACATCTGCGCTAATCGTGTCAGCACCCGTGTCAATCGACCAATCAGCGAGGAGGTCTGTGATCTCCATAAGCCTGTCGTAGGTTGCGTCCTTGGCTGAATGATTGTCGGCCTGTTCCAGATAGACAAGCGCTTGAAATCTTTGTGTGATTTCTTTTGGCTTTTCATCGTTGATGTTGTACGTTGTTGATGCGTTTAAGGGCTGAAAAATCACTGCTTCCCTTTTAATGTCTCCACGCTGCCTAATATCGTAGTTTCGACCCGAGTATTTCAATACCTTTGTTACCGTGGGTCTTGCGTCACTTACAGAGTACGCCTTGAACGACGTAATCATAGTATCAAAAATAGCGTTTCTGTCCATGCTAACCCACCACGATGGTTCTGTCGCTCATAAGAATCTCTGTGAGCGCTTCTGTCACTTTCTGAATGTTTGCCTGTTGTCTATTGGAACCTGAGTCCTCTTCCACAGGAAACTGCCTACGAACAATGCCATACATTCCAACAGTCTCGTGCGTATTCATGTAGCTTGAAACCAATGAGTCTGAATAGTCGTAGGAAACGCCCTCGTTATCCTTTTCGCTATAGAACTAGTTTTCAGCGTTACCCGTAAAGTAGAAATCAGGCACAGGCGGTCTACCAGCATTATTTTTCTGCCTTTTGTACTTGGTATCAACAAGCTCTTTACGTGGCAAATCGTTGGGGTTCATCAACGTATCGTTCGACGTCTTAAAATCGGCACGATACACTTCGTCCACCTTGTCGAGAAACTTCTCAAATAGGCTACCCGAGGTCACATTCTTGATGTCGTTGCTTATCGCTTTGCCAAATTCGCTCATTACTAATATGCGCTAATCCAACGTACTCGGTTTAATGTTTTAGGCGTAGCAAGTAATCCACTTAATCTTCTTAGGTTAGAACGTAGATACTGTACGTACATTCTGTGATACTTGCCCGCTTTTACGTAACTGTAACTGTCGGTGTGCGTAGCGTCCTGAGCAAACCACAGTTCAAGGAACTTATAGGTGAGCAGGTCTGACAACAGGTTTTCACTGTCCGCGTCATAAATTGCATCGAGAAGAGCCGTCTCATTGGCATACGTCTCATCGTTCACGTACTCCCTGAGCTCTTCCGCAATGTCCGTTTGCAACATGGTCTTTGACCGAGCAAGCATCAGCGTGTCATTCTCTGACAAGCCAAGCGTTGATGATCCACCCACGTTCACATTCTTGAACGTCATATCTTCAAACGCGTCAATATCGTCTCGGGTCAAGGTTAAGCTGCTAAAGGGCATCTTGTTACTTTTCTTTATTTTCTTTGTAGAGGAAGTACCACTTCGTGACCATGTAACCAAGCGTTACAAGACCAACTCCAATCGAGATAATCACGCTTATGCGCTCAAGCACAAGCATAGAGGCGAGTCCCGTAAGACCTACCGTCATTTTTTCGTCAAACACTTTGAGACTCATGGTTTTAGGGTTCATAGGTTAAGGAAAAACAGGGCAGAGGGGGAGAACACCCCCTACCCTGCCACCAAAGCAAAGTCTTAGATTACGCTTTGCTTACGTTTCCTCGAACATATCGAACACCGTAGTCAGGGTAGAAGTTCTTCACCCCGTACAGAGTCTCAATGAACACGTCCACACCGTGAATTGTCGGTCTCATCGACATGGTGTAGTTCATGTTGTTAGTCGGGTCAAACCCGATTGCTCGTCGAATACCGACGTTTTCCGTGTTAGGAATGGATTCCATCCCTGCAGTAACCAAGGCCAGTGCTTCTGGGTTGTAGAAGAACTGCTCTTTACCTGCATCGCCACTTGCAATGTCCACAGGATTGATTGTCGCATCATCGACAACTGCTTTTCGCAGTGGCTCTTTGAGCGTCAACACGGTTGCTGTCTGTGACTGCACTACGTAGTAGTCATCAGGGTCGTCCGCAGTGCCGAAGTAGACCACATCGCCTTCGTTCAAGGACAATGTTGCGTCACCCGTAGAACCATCATCAATGGTCAGCGTAGTAGCACCTGCAGATGCGTTAGCGGCTACAACAGCGTCCGTAACGGTAGCTGCCGTGTGCGCAGAGCCAAGGTTGTCCACGAAGAAGTCGAAGCCCATAGCGCGTCCCATTGCGCCGTCCAGAAGGATGTTTCGTGCTCCGTACTGATCTGCTTGATGAAACAAGCCCAGTCCGGTCAGGTCTGCTTCTGCATCAGGGTCGATCACAGCGATGAACCCATCTTCTGCGTTTACGAACTTACGTCCGAGCAGGATTCGTCGTGCTTCGCGTAGGTCAGCATCGTCAAGCACAGTAGCATCAGTGTTCTTGTCTACAAAGGCAGCCTCGAACTTACGAGCTTCTGTTTTCAGCTTGGCATTGATTTTTCGTGCGTGCATGTCCAAAAAGGTAGGCATGTACATACGAACCAAGTCAACCAAGGTGAATTTGAAGTCACGCTTGTTGATGCGGAAAGAACTGATCTCGTGCGTATCAATTTGCAGAACAGCATTCTCTACGTTCGGGTCATTGATAGACGGGTCAGTGTTCGCAGCGTACGTCTCAACGTCAGCAAGTTCTGCTCGAATCGGTCGAGGAACCTTTACTGTGTCGAACGCGTTGGCTACGTAGCCTTCAAGGTTTGCACCTGCTACGCTTGTGGCGGCTTGCGCCATCATTGGTTTTCTCGGAACGGTAAGTTCACGGGCAACTTCTGTCCATGCTTGTGGTTCGAGAACTTCGAAACTGGAATTAACGGCCATAATATGTATGTGTTAAATTAAGGTTTATGTATGTGATTCTCGGTTGTTTCTGGTCGTAACCGATCCGACCCCTTAATACATGAGACATTTATGGTTCTGCCCAACCTGCGTTATTCCGCCCAACCGACCTGCTTCGCTGCTTGATACATCTCAGCCACACGTCGCTGTGCGTCAGGTGAATTGCTACGAATCAATTTGCGCCACTCTGA